TCAGACACCAACCGTTTCAACGGTTCCATCGACACCTTGCGTCACGTTTGCCCACATTTTGCCCACATTCCGCGAAAAAAGCAAACCACCCATCCTCTCCGACAACTCGTCCAGATCATCATCGAAGAGATCGGCGTAAACGTCCAATGTCATGGCGGCGCTCTTGTGCCCCAGCTGCCTTTGCACGGTCTTGACGTTAGCGCCGGACTGCACCATGAGACTAGCGGCCGTATGGCGCAGATCGTGAATCGTCATGTGGCCACGCTCCACGCCCGCGCGGCGAAGCGCCACCGCGAACCACCCATCGCTTCGCGTCGGATTCCAGCCATTCCCCATCGGCTCGTCCAAAGGCTCGCCGGGAGCGGTGAAAAGAAAATCGGACGGCCTGCGCCCCTCGCATTGCCTGGCGAGCAGTGGACGCAACACCAGGGGAAACATCACCGAACGTCCATCATGGGTTTTCGGGTCGGTCTCCACCATCCTGCTGGAAAGACGCGTGATGCTCCTATATATATGCAGCCGACAGCGTTGCAGATCGACATCCTCGACACGGAGCGCCACAAGCTCACCCCACCTCATGCCGCACAGGCCCAAGGTCAGCACGATCGGCTCACGCCACCCGCACTGCATCGCCACACGAGACAATTCGTCAGCCGAGAGATAGACGTGCTTCCGCACCTGCTTGCGCGGCAGCTCGATGCCGTCGCATGGATTGTCGTGGATGCACCGATCGGCCTTTGCCCTCTCCATGAGGCTGCGAAGCAGATTCTCGGCGCGAATCGTCACCGACGCACTGCGTCGTCCTGCCAGATCGGTGACCCACCGCTGCACTTCGTCGCGCGTGATTGACTGCATCTCCCTCATGCCCCACTGCGGCTCCACATGCACTCGCCAAGCGTCTTCCAGCGACTTGATGTAGCTTGGCTTCGCCTTGGTCTTCTTGGCGGCCAGCCACGGCTCCCAGAAGTCCTCCACGAGCCTGCGCCCGGCTTGCGGGTCGATGTATGCTCCGACGTTTTTCGCCGTGGTGACATTGGCGGCGCCCCACGCGTCGGCGTCCATCTTGCGCTTGAAGCCACGCCTTCCGGTGGACGAACCGTCCGGCTTACGGTAGCGCACCTCGTATCTTTTTCCGTCTTTGGTGGCGTATTGTCTGATTGTGTAGGCCATGCTCGCCCCTTCGTTTGCGTGGCATCAAGTCTATCAATCCGTTGATTTTTTCTCTGTTTTTTGTGTTTCGGCTTGCAATACTTTACATACTTTGTTATAATAGTTATGTCAACGGAAAGGAGGTGAGCATGAAATGGACGGACATCGTGACCGCCATCAGCTCGGTGGTGAGCAACATCATCGCACTGGCGGCGCTCATCATCTCGATACGGCGCCGACCACGCCATAAGAGATGACGAAAGGGTTCCGAGCAGACCTAGTGCCCGGAACCCCGGTTCCATCCTATTTCATGGCCATCATGAAAACAAGCACCATATTCGCCGTCTGCGGCATCACATGCGGCCTGCTGTCGGCCATGCTCGGCTTCGCTGGAAAACCATGGCAGGCCGGACTGTTCGGACTCGCGGCCGGCATCTGGAGCCTTGCCACGCTCGCCATGGACAGACGGGGCGGCAAGGATGACTGAACGCTATCTGAGCATGACCGAGGTGGCCGAACGCCTCGGAATCACCAAAGGCGCACTGGCACGCTACAGGCTGCCCGACCCGGACGTGGTTGTCGGCAAGGCCAGAGGCTGGCGCGAGGACACCATCGACCAATGGAACGCACAACGCCCCGGCCGCGGTGTCGGCGGAGGAAGGCCACGCAAACACGCCGAATAACAAGAAAAAGCCCCTCCCCCAGCAATGCTGAGAGAGGGGCAATGTTTAACCGAGTTTTCCGATGATCCGCTTCTCGTTTTCGCTGAGCGGCCATATGGTCACGTCCTCCGCGGCCTTCAGTTCCGCGGCCTTCAGTTCCGCGGCCTTCAGTTCCGCGGCCTTCAGTTCCGCGGCCTTGGCTTCGCTCAGGAGATAGCCGCCGCCGTAGATGGCCTTCTTCACGGCCTTCTGCGAGTCGAGAGCCCTCGTGAACGCAACGTCTGAAGCCTTGACGCAGAACTTCGACCTGCTTGCCGATCTTCCCGAGCCTGCTCACGGTAAGCAGTTCACGCGGATACGCGTATTTCGGCGGATGCCTGCGTTGCTCTTTCCTGACGCGCTTCACGGTCTCGTCGATCGCGTTGGCCAAGTCCGGCGCGGTGCGGATCAGGTCATCACCGAAACTCGTCACGAACGACGTGTTGACCTGCGCGCCGTTCGCGTATTCGATGGTCGAATCCGTGACGATCATGTGCGCCCCATTGCGCGACGTGCTGGAGAAGATCGTGAGATACGGCGCGAACAGGAAGAACGGAATATTGTTGTCACGGTAGAACTTGCATATCTTTGACAGAATCGAGAAAGGTGGGTTGTCCACCACCACCTTGCCATCGGAATAGTCGAACCGTTCGTAGTCGCCGCCCGGATAGAAGGGGCGCACCACTTTGCTCGGGTCGATGCCATATTCGTGGCATGCCCAGTCCTTTATCGTCTCATACACTGCGGGGGGGTATAGCAGTCGTCCGTGGTTTTCTTCGGCTTGAATTTGTCCACGAACGCGCCGTAATCGTCAATCGTCTGCTGTCTGATGCCCATTTTGAAAGTCCTAAAAATAAAGCCCCTCCTCCAAAATGGAGAAGGGGCAGATTTAAAAACAGGGTGTGAGAATTTCCACAAGCACTTGAATGCGGGAATTTTCTCACACCCGAAAATCACTCACGGTTAAGTGTTAAGCACGTTTCAGGCACAACACTTATTTTTCGTCGGAACCGTCCGGCTTGGCCGCCGTAAGCTGACTCACGCCGATCAACGCGCCGACGAACAAGCCGACCGCGTTGATCGTGGTCACGATCTCACCGCAATGCGGCAATCCCCACTGCGGGCCGACCGCGCCGACCAGCCACGCGACCGCAGGCAACGCGATCAACGCGACCCATTTCAATGCCTTGTATGCCTTGTCCGGCAGGAGGTACTTGTTTTCCTCGCCAGTTTTCTCTTCCGGCTTTTCGCCGTCATGATTAGTCTCCTTGACTTCATCGACCATAATCAGTCTCCTTACCAGTAGAGGGTCTCACCCGGATAGATCAACGCCGGATTGCCGGAACGGTACCCGTGGATGCTGTACATGTTGACCCTGTAATATGCGGCGATGCCGCCGAGGGTGTCGCCGGAACGAACCACGTA